TGCCCCCGGCCGTATGTCTAAGGAGAGTCTTACTAACGGTGAAGGACTTGTAGCTGAAATTATCCTTTATTGTGAAGCTGATGTGACTTTCCGCACTCCGTACAACTAGTATAGTGTTTATTAATAATATGATACCCTTGCATGTAATGAGTAGAAAGACCCAATCAGTTAAAGATACTAAGGCAGATGAACTGCTTGAAGTTTATAGTTTTCCTGAGTTTGGTATTGCGGTGAAAGCCGACACTCTTGAAGAAGCAACTGCTATCGCTATTAAGAAAGTTAAGGAGAACGAATAATGCCTGCTGATTTAGGACGACAAGTTAAATACGGGTTAGCCAAAGAGACTACCTTCGGTACTGGTGTTGCACCTGTAACTACCGCTAACCAACTTAGCTTCACACTCGCGCCTGTAGTTGAATATGCACAAAATATCTCTGCTTACGGTAATATTATCAAGACTAACAACGCCAGTATCTTACACCAACACGCTGCAGGAGACTTTGAGTGTAAACTTACAAGCAACCGATCTCTCTACTTCCTTCTTGGAGCTATGGGTACAGTCGTTACAACAAGCAACCCTGACGCATCTGGTGTCGTTAAGACTCACACAGTTGATATTAGCGAGAACATCAACGGACAAAGCTTTACCTTCACTCGTAAAGACGGACTGACCACAAAGCAGTATGCTGGTGGCCGCGTAAGCAACTTTAGCCTTAGCATGGAACTTGGTGACTATATTAAGTATAGCGGTAGCCTACTTACTCGTAAGGCAACCACCACCACTTGGACTCCTGCCTACACAAATGAGACAGAGTTTACGCCTAAAGACTTTACAGTCAAGACGGCAACAAACGCTGCAGGTCTTGCTGGTGCAACAGCCATTGCTTCACTCGAATCGTTCACCCTTAACATTAACGGCAACCTAGAACCTGACTGGCAAGCTGGATCAGTTGATCCATACGCCTTTAGCTCACGTGGTTTTGACCTCGACTTTGAAATGACTGTCCGTTACGATGGTACAGTTTACGAAGATGCTTACACTAACGGTACTGGACTTGCATTACAGGTTAACGCTATTAACCAAGCGGTTACTATCGGTACAGCAGCTAAACCGGGTCTTACATTCACTGCGCCATTCATTCATATTACTGACTGGACACGTAACGAAGACCTCGACTCACCAGTGACTCAGACTATGACTGGTACTATCCACTATAGCCAAGCTGACGCCTACGCTCTTCGTGCAGTTGCAACCAACTTGCAAGCTTCATACTAGTTCTGATACTATATAAGCACAATCAATTAGAAAGGGTATTTTAGATGTCAGAAGACTCAGTAGACACCACGGAAGTAACACTTCCGACAAGCGGTAAAAAGGTAGTTATCCGCAACTACACAACAGATGCAGATGATACAGCTTATAATCGTGAATTATTCGACAAGGTAGTAGTTCAAAGTGACAAGTCGTTCGATATTCCTATGCTTAACACGCTTAACGCAAGCAAGGTATACGTTCATCGTTTAGTTCAGTCTATTGATGGCGAACAATCATCTACAGAGATCTTGTCTAATCTTCGGAGTGAAGACTTTAAAGCAATTCAAGATGTAGTGGACAAGATTTCCGGTACAGATAGCCCAAAAGCAAAAGCGGGCGACGAATCCAGCAAGAACGATACGCCCGCGAAATAGAGGCTTATAAAAAGTCAGTTCGTTTTAAAGAGAGTAAAATAAAAATATCCGCACGTATGCAGATAGTGACAACTTGCGATGCACTAGGTATTACTTACCTTGAATACGTTAAGATGCCTAAGTGGTGGGTAGAGTTAATGATCCGTAAGAGGGTTGCAGACAAAGAAGCTGCTAAAACTACTTAGGAAGCCTATGCTCTTCAAATATAATATCAATCTTTTCAAATACTGCCTTCGCTTTAATGCGGAGGTTTTCTTTATAGCTGTATTTTCCGTTTTTGTATACTTTAAATTCTTGCATATATGTATACTACCACATAAAGCTCATTAAGTCAATAGGCATAGGGATAGTATGTCAATATGATACCCTTTTGAGTAATGAATGAAAAAACTCTAGCTATTATTATTAAGGCTCAAGACCAAGCGAGCAAGACCATCTCTGGCATTGGTGATGTCGCCTCTAAAGTGGGTGATGCTTTCGTTAAAATGGCTAAGGTTGCAGCCGTTGCTGGTGCCGCTGCAGCCGCTGCATTTACGGTAAGCGCTATAAAGAACGCGATTGACCTTAGTGAGTCTATTAACGCTGTTGAAAAGACCTTCGGTGACGCCTCTGGTAAGATTTTAGAGTTTGGTAAGACTGCAGCTAGTGTTGCTGGTCTATCTATGGCTCAGTTTAATACCGCTGTCGTTCCTATCGGTGCCATGCTACAAAACATGGGATTTCAGGCCGATCAAGCAGCTGAAAGTTCTATTGAGCTAGGTAAACGTGCAGCCGACCTTGCCTCAGTCTTTAATACAAGCCTTGATGACGCGTTAACAGCTATTCAGGCAGGTCTTCGTGGTGAAGCCGACCCACTAGAGCGTTTCGGTGTCGGACTCTCACAGACTAACGTAAAAGCATATGCACTTGCTCAAGGTATTATTAAGACTGGTGAAGAGATGACTACTGCGCAACAGGCGACAGCTCGTTTAGGTCTATTACTCTCTCAGACTGAACGTTTTGCTGGAGACTTTGTAGATACAGCGGATCAGGCTGCAAACAAAGCACGTATTCTTGCGGCGAACTTTGATAACCAAAGCGTTGTCATTGGTCAACAGTTACTACCTGCGTGGGAGATGATTCTCGATGTAGCAAATAAGCTCGTCACGGTTGGTTTTCCTCTACTTAGCCAAGGTATAACAACCGTAAAAAACCTATTTGCTGAATGGTGGCCTCGAATTGTAGAGGTCGCTACTGCAGTCGGGGATTACCTAGCTCCTAAGCTCGCCACTCTTGGTACAGTCATTCAAGAAAGAGTAATACCGCTGCTGCTTGAATTATGGCATAACGTTATTGAGCCCTTACTGCCTGTTATTGGACAGTTACTGGTCGGTGCTATTGGCGCTGTTATTGATATTATTGCAAATCTCTTAACCTTTGTAGCGGATATGATACAAGCATTTAGGGATGGAAACCCTGTAGTTGTTGCACTTGCTGCCGTATTCGCTGGTCTGGCGACAGCGATGGCTTTTAACGCTATATTCTCAGCATTAAGTGCAGGTTTTACACTACTCACGACCGTTACCATACCAGCTGTAGCTGCCACCGTTGGCGGTTTAAGGGCTTTAATATCAAGCCCTATCGCATTTGGTGCCATCGCTGTAGCTGCCGCACTAGCCGCTCTGTACCTAATTGAACAGGCAGCAGATCGCGCACGTAAGGCTATTGACCAAGCACAGGCGGCAAATCAGGCCGAAGCAGACACATCTATTAAGCTCATTCGGCAAAATAAGGCTAACTATGATGCAGGTAAGATTGACCAGACAGAGTTTCTACGTCTTAACAAAATATATGCTCGTGCAGACGGTGGTTCAGTATCGGCAGGTACACCATATCTTGTCGGTGAAAACAGAGACGGATCAATAAACAAAACGACAGAATTGTTTGTACCTAGTCAATCCGGTTCAATCGTTAACTCAAAGGATCTTCAGTCTATGCTTAATGGTGGAGGTGGCGGCTCTACTATTAACTTCCACGGTAATATTATGCTAGGTTCAGCGGATGCCGTTGATCGTATGTTTGAGCGATTAGGTAAAGTAAAAGAATTAGGTGAACTAGGAGTCGGGCTATAATGGACGAAGATGATGTAATATACGACGGCTTTAGCTTTAAAAATAACGGCATTGTATTAACTAATATTAATCACATGACCGTTGCTAAACGAGACAATCAAGTAGAACGCCGCGCAAACCGTGACGGTGCTATTCTTGTGCAGTCACAGTTAGGCACTAAACCTATCTATTTAGAGGGTTATTTCACTGGTGAGGGACAAACAGGCAAGCAAGACGCTGAAAATATGTACGACACGCTTACTCAGGCGTTAAACCGTCAAGAGCGTCCGTTGATCGTACCTCACGCGGGTGCTTCACGTAAGTTCATTGCAACCCCTGAGAACATAGCTATATCACAGCCTAACGGTCTAAACCGCATAGGTTTTAGCTTAGAATTTGTTGTACCAGAGGGTAACTCTATTGACGATTTGCCTAGCGCTCTTGTGTCTCAAGTGGTCACAACCGCAACTTCTACTATTCCCCTTTCAGTTCTCGGATCAGTAAGAGCTAGGCCGCTAATTAGCATTAACTTTACTTCTATTTCTGGTGGTAGCCCCGGTACAGTGACCATTCGTAATGCTCGTGACTACATCGGGGTAGAAGTAACACGGAATTTCGTTACAGGTGATACCCTTATTATAGATTCAGATAATTTTCAAATCTTTCATAATGGCGTTAAGGTTGAACCAGTTGGCCGAATACCCACATGGGAAGCCGGATCAGGATCTTTATATTATAGTGATACATTCAGCAGTAGAAGCGCACAAGTAACAGCCACGTATTACCCTAAGAACCTATAAGGAAGACAATATGACAGCAACAGCATCATTTATCAACGGACTGTTAAACTCAGCATTTAGAGGTGTAACATACACTGGCGGTACTATTACTATGCGTCTTTTCACAGGCAATATACCTAGCGCTGGTGGGGTTCAGGTAACAGGTGGAAGCTATGCGCCTCAAACAATGTCATTTTCGCCTGCAGCTTCTAAGAAGGTTCAGACAAGCGCAAACGTTACGTTTACTAATCTTCCGACCTCTCAGGTAATTGTCGCGTACGGTGTGTACGACGGCGCTTCTCTTATTGATGAGAAAAGCCTAGATAGCCCCTTTATTGCAGATGTTAATGTAAACACGCTGCAGGTTAGCTATAGCTTTGAATTAGGAGTATAGCCTCATGGCATTGCGGTATTGGGTTGGTGGTTCGGGAAGCTGGTCTGATACTTCACACTGGGCTGCTACTAGTGGTGGTGGGGGTGGACTA